AAACTGTAATCGGCTGCATGTCACTTCCCCTTGCTGCGGGCCGCAGCTACGTTATCGACAAGGTTCGGATATGGCCTTCCCGCCGCCCTAGCATGGGCCTTGGCCGACTTAACCTGCTTGCGGTTAAGGTGCTTTTCCTTGGCGTCTTTTGGGGCTTCTTTCTCCCAAAAAGGCTTGTCCATGTCAGCAATCCCACTTCCGAAGAGACTTGTTGATGCGGCTGTCAGGATCTGCCGCTTTGGCGGAGCCGGTCAGCTTTCGCTTCATCCCGGTCATCCTAGCACAGAAGCTCTCCTTGCGCGAACCCCCATCTGGCTGGGGGCGCTTAATGTCATGGCCCTGCGCCCTCAACGAAGCGCGACCCTTTTCATTCAGCCCACCGGACGGGGACTTGCCTTCCTTGCGTGTCCAAGCTCCAGCCATTTTCGTTCCCTCATGGTAAAACGGGGGCTCAAGGCCCCCGTCCGTTACGCTTTGACTAAGTACGCAACTTAGACATTCGTGCCCATCGTGATCTTGTCGAGCGAACGGCCCTTGGGAGCCGTGCCCTTGAGAGCAGACGAGAACGGGCTCTGGTCAGAACCCGCACGGCCACCGGACTTGCGGGGCTTACGACCAGAATGGGCCATAGCCTTCTCGCCCTTGACCTTGCCGCCAGCCTTACGCTCAACGGCCTCACGGTTCACATTAGAGTCCTTGGTGTACTCCATGTTCTTCTTGTTCAGATTCTCGACGGCCAGATTGCGGCCACCGGCTTCACGCTTAGTACGACCCTTCATAGTAGCCTCCTGTGGCTGAGATTAGGCGTTTTCGGCTTGGACATAGCGAACAACAATGTCGCCCACGCCCGCGCCAGTGTTGGCAGACAGAACATAGATGATGATGTCCGTCGAGCCGGTGTTTGACCAGAGAGCGGTGCGAGTGGCATCAGCGCCGGGACCAGCCGAAGCCTGCCCGATGGTGCCAAGGCTCTGACCAACAACCAATTCGGTTGAGGTCGCACTCGTTCCAACGCTAACCGTCGCCGCAGCGCCGTTCCAAGCAGTCGTCGTCAAGAACTGAATGTTCAAGATGTGACTGTAGGCGGGGATGCAAATGGCGGTCTTGTACGCAGTAGAGGAACCCGCCTGCGTAATAGATGCCGTCTGAGCCATCGCGACGAAGCCAACATTCTTAACCGTGCCGGGCGTGGTGCCGGTCGTGTTGAGAACATTACCCGCCTTGATAGGGCCGGTGAATGTAGTCGTTCCCATAGGAACCTCCTGCACAATTCATCGCGTAGTCTGTGCAAAGTCCGCTAGGCCGGTCTACGCGACTGATTATCCTAGATAAAAGGCGGGGCTTTTGGCCCCGCCGATCAAGATTAGGTCGGGAACGAACCGTAGATCGCACGCCAGTTGTAGTAACCAAAGCTGTAACGCTCGTAACCCTTAACAAGAAGATTGTCAGTGACAAAATCGACTTGCATATCGGTTTCGAAGGAAACTCGCTCCATATACGACAGGCCGTCAATGTTGGTCAGCAAGAACCAAGCAGAAGCGGAGGTCAAGAAGTCGTTGACCATGTAGCCTTCGGGGAGGCCACCTGCCGTTGTGAGGATCGCGTTAACATCATTGTCCGCAGAACCCGGACGCAGTTCCGTCTTGGTCAGACGGATGGCGACAGGCTCAAGCTGCGGGGGAACGATGAGCTTACGGCCACGAGCAAAGACCTTCAGACCCGCCTGATCCTTGAAGTTCGTGCGGATGGAGATCATGCCGTTGAGCAGGGTGGACTCATTGAGGTCAACCTGCACCGTGGGGGTGTTCGCAACCGTGCCACCGTCGATGGGGTGGTCGGTAGCGCACAGAGCCTTGCCGTCACCGCCGATGGACGCATTGTAGGTCGTAGCGGTGTTCAGCACGTTCGCGCCGTAGATTTCCTTCGTCTGCTGGAAGGACTCGATCAGGCCGAGGTTCGACGGATGGAACTGGGTCTTGTACAGGTTGTCATCAATCGCCTTGCGAGTGATGGCGTAGCCGAGAGCGATCTCGGTGTGCTCCTGATTGTAGACGTAGCGTTCGCCAGCCGAGTTATCGAAGGAGGTCTGGCCGCCTTCGGTCTTGAGCTGGGCGAGGCCGAGGTAACGCATTTCAGCGGTACGCTCCAGCGCCATCTTGGAGTCGTGCTTCGTGAAGATCTTGTCGTACTGCGACGGGATCTGCTCGTACTTGCCTTCAATCCCACGGAGGCCGGGGAGGAGAAGGTCTTTAATCGCTGAGAGATTAACAGCCATTGGTCCTTACTCCTATTAGAAGCCCGTGAGGGTCTTGGTGCTGACATTGTTGAAGCCAACAATGACCTGATTATACGCACCCGACTCCGTACCGGCAGCGCCGGGAGGGGCAGTCAGAAGAGCGATAACCCGGAAGGGGAGGGTGGCAGTGACATCTGCGCTGTTGTAGACAACGTAAGCGCCAGACAGGCCGTTGGCGGTGTTACCCGTGCCATAGGCAAACTGGACGTTGGCGTTGATCGCAGCGGCGGTGAGGCCGGTGGAGGACGAGCCGCCAACCTGAACCTTGAACCGGGCGTTCGGATCGTTGACGATGTAACCCTCAACCGTCTGGGTCGAGGCAACGTCAGAACCGGGCCAGTAGTTCGACCACACGGTGCGCTTCTGAGCGACCGAGAGGTACTTGCAGCCGATGAATACACCAGCAATGCCGTCAGTGCCGGGGCTGCCAACAGCAACACCACCAGCAGCGGTGGGGAATACGGGATCGCCGTAGTAGATTGCAGAAGCGTTATAGGCAATCGTCACCGCGACCTGCTCGTAGGTCGGGGCGGAACCATTGCCGCTATACTGGCTGAAACCGAAAGGCGCATTTGTGTTCGCCATGACGGGCTCCTTTTTCAGGGGAGTTTCCGCTCATCGCGCAACGGGGCGACTAGGAAACGGGCGAGTTATCTTTCCACAACGGGGGAAAGAAGGTCATCGCGACCATGAAACTATTTTAGGACTAAAAGCACACAAATGTAAAGAGGGGCCTAAAAGGCCCCTCTAGCACCATTTTGGGTCAATCCTTCGGGATCGGGATTGCCTCGTAACTCTTTGAAATCTTTGGCTTTGCCTGCGCATGATCGCGCGTCATCGTCCCATCAGGAGCGGACGAAAGCTGGGCTTCCTTCTGCCTGATCTGATTGCGGGCGCGGTTACGTTCAATCTGACGGGCTTCTTCCGAGATCTCAAGGGGGCGTTCCATCAGGACCATGCCCTTGCGCTCAATAATCAGATACTTGTTGCCTTCAGGCATCATGTTCGGATGACGAGCAGCCGGAACAGGCTCCCAGCCCATGCGGGCGAGGGCGACCTGATAGGCAGGGTCTTCCATGCCAACATTGGTCTTGCGCTTCCACTCATAGCTCCAACCATCGGGGATGTACTCAGCCGGAACGAAAAAGTCGTCCGTGCCTTCGTCCATATTGCCAATGTGGCCACGCAGTTCAGCGGCGCGGCGGGCTGCACGCTCACGAGGGCTTTCCTCACGAGCGACAGGCGGCGCAGCTTCATTGGTGGCGATTTTGCCAGCCAGAAGGCTGCGGGGACGCCCAACGGGGCGGGTTTCTTCGGTTTCCATATCTTAACTCCTAGTTGAGTTTGCCTTCTTTCTGAAGGGCGACTTTGTTCAAGGCATATTCCTTTTCGGTCATGCCCATCATTTGCGCCATCTCACGCTCTGCGGCGCTCAATGTCACACGATTTGGGTTGCTGCCCGTCCCATTGCCACCGCGAGACACGGGGGCTGCGGGCGGAGCCGCGCGCTTCTGCGTCACCGTGGCCGACTGGGCCATCGGATCTTCATATGTGGGCTCAGAACGACGAATGCGCAGGGTTTCCTCGACCGTGGCGAAGTAATCGTCCGTGTCGGGCTGCAAACCGTCAGCCAAAGCAAGGTTGTGCGCCGCAATCATCTTCTGAAAGAGGCGCTGATCGGTGGCGAACTGCGGGTTATTGCGCACCCAAGCCGCAGAACGGGGGCTCAGTTGGCCAGCAAGGGCCTCTACTGGGTCAACTGGCTGCTGGTACTGCGGAACGCCCTGCCTTCCCTGCCTTTCAAGCGCATCTTTGCCGTTTTCAAGCTGCAAAAGACGCGCGGCGTTGTCCGACATGCGCTGCTGGATCTCAGCGGCGCGGTCATAGTCGCCAGTCGCCATCGCATCACGGTATCCGGCCTTCAAATAAGACGTTTCCTGCTGCGTAGTGTTGATGGCGTTGTTGATGAGGCTCAGATTGCTGTCTGTAACCTCACTTTTGGCCGCATATTCACGCTGTGCGGCCATCTGCGCCCGCTGTTCGGCCTGTGCGCGAGCCAATTTTTCCTGCTCAAGCTGGAATTTTAGCTCGCGGATGCCAACTTCGGGCGAAATTTCACGCCTTGCAGGCGCTTCTTCGGCTTTTACAACCTCAATTTCCGGTTCTTTGGCCTTCTCAGGCTCATCAATCTGGATTTCGAGCTGTTCTTCTTTGGCTTCTGCCATTGGTTATCTCCTAGTAAATGGTGTCAGGTTTTGCGGGAGCGCCACGGATGACACGATCATCCAAAAGGCGGCACATCACGCCGTTAACAGTCAGCCCCCAGCCATCTGAGGGACGGAAAAGCACCCAGTCGTTGACTTCCACCTTGTCAGTCTCTGCAACAAGCGAGGTGCCGCCCTTCTTGAGGACAAGGCCAATCTTGCCCTGCCACTTGTCCTCGTCGCGGTAATTGTCGGTAAGGAAAATTCCTGACGAAGTTTTCTGTGGACGAATATAAATCGCGACCAAAACCTCATTTCCAAACAATTTGAGGTCTGAAAGGTCGCCGATTGCTTTCCAAATTTCGTCCTTTGGATCGCCGATATGCTGCATTGCCATTGCCATTGTAGATACCCCTCTATCTCTGCTGATTGACGATAAAACGCGCTTCCTCGCAAAACTCTAAAGTCTTGCGAAGGCCCGCTATTTCACCGACAATTTTCATGTAGTTAGCGTAATCCGTTACGCCCATCCCGTGGCCGAGATTTTCAAGCAATCGCTCAATTTCAGCCACAATTATCTTTTGCAACTCACGCTCAAAAGCGTCACTGTACGTTAACATCCAACCACCCCTTCTGGTTGCCCCTCTCTATGTGTAGTGGCCGGAGGACGAGAGAGGGGTCGCGCCCTCCGGCCTATCTGACGCGCTCGGGAGGAGGCGCGTCCGATTTCGTCAGCCCTTCTTCTGGGGCTCGCCGTATTCCTCGATCTTCTCAAGGCGACCCAGCCCGCTGCCCGCGCCGTAGCGCATCTTGGGGTAGGTGCGGCCACCAGACTTGCGGCCCTGAAGAAGATTGGCGAGGCCGGGGGGCAGGCCGGGCGGCATACCGCGGGGGGGAGCTGCCGGGGGCGGGCCGGGGGGCATACCACCGCCCGGAG